TAACGGTTTACTGTCGATCAATGACATTGTTACGTTGTCTATTGCCTTCCATTCCGCATCGATTTCGAGTAATCCGAGGTAGCCTTTTGTGAACGCTGCCCTGTACCTTTTTATTTCATACTGTCTGTGTTCATCTGCTATGATCTCAGGCGCGTGTTCCACATCTGCCTTTATTCGCTCTGTCAATTCCGCTACCTTTGCATCGTATACCCTTATTTGCTCATCCGTTGCGTTGCTATGGAATCCGTGCGTGTAGTTTTTCAGCGTTCTGAAGATGTTCTTTGCCATGTTACTTGCCCTCCTTCGCATCTTTTCTGCCGAGGTTGTACGCCGCGATGAGCATCTCCTCGATGGACCAGATTGCGATTTCGGGGAAGTCCTGTTCGTCGCTCCATCTGCGCTCGATTCCTCCGCGCTCCTCGAGTACCGAACTCTTTTCCATTGCGATTTTCTCCAGGGCTTTCATTGTTTTTTTGCTGATTTCCTGTTTCATTGTGTTCTCCTTTGGGGGTGTCCCCCTTTCTTTTTTCTAACACAACAATACCGTAAAAAGACGAAAGAGCCCAGCAAAAATGCGTTAAAACCTGAAAGAAAAACACTTTTTTTGCCAGAAAAAGACCGTCCTTTCGGACGATCTTTTCCTTTCGATTTACAGTCTGATAATCAGCGCAGGAGCGTATGCTGTACGATTTTTTCCTGTCTCGCGGTCATATTCGGTATACCGCATCGGCACTTTTTTCATCCCCGCTATCGTGCATCCGTGTTCCGTCAATTTCCACAGCGTTTCGGTTAATCCGCTGAAGGTGGAACTTATCGTGATTTGTTCTATCCCTTCCTCGCGGCAGGTCTTGACGATGGGTTCGATATCCTCTTCCCATATAACCTCGTGGAAGTTGAGGTCGGCTGCGCCTGTATCCTTTGTATCTCGGTATGCCCAGAACATTGTGCGGTTGATGCCTTCGGCTTTCAGGTCTTTGACTTCGTTTCTTATCGCTTCTTCGAACTTTTCGATGTCTTTCATTTTTGCCACCCCCCTTACTGCACCGTGATGCAGCCGTCTTTTTCGACCGCATATTTCATTTTGATGCCGAGGCTTGCGGCGACATAGATGAGGTTGTCGATTGCTCTACGGTAGTCTTTGACCGCATCCGTGTATCTTACCTTTACATAGTGGTTATGGTCTCTTACGAGTGCGGCGAGTTTGCTTGTGCAGTATTGTTTATCCATGATGTTTCTCCTTTCGTTTTTGTACCTATACAATACCGTAAACCACCGAAAGAGCCCAGCGAAAACGGCCCGAAAACACACTTTTTTTTCAACTATTTTTAGTCTTCGGGATTATAATTCGCCGTCTCGTACCCGAGTTTTATACCAACCTTTACTCCTCTTTCATACGATTCCTGTCTGAACCTGTTTTCGTTCTCGGCATATTTTTCCAAGAACTTTTCGAGGAGTTTTTTCTGTTCCTCGTTCAGAGTTGCCTCGAGTTTTTCATAGGCTGCAAATTCAGGATCGTCTTTGGGCAGATTCTTTTTCTTGTTCCGCTCGTCTATATCCCCATCGTACAAGGCTTCAAAAACGCTCTTCACGCCCTTCCCTCCATGTATTTTCGACAAACATATCACTTCCGGGCGCGAAAGTCCAGCACAAACCGCGCTGTTCCGAAGTTTTAATCGAATACCTCTTGCCCGTCTCTGATGTGTTTCACCTCGATTTCAGGGCATAATTCCTTATATCTGCGGACGATAACATCGCAATATTTCGGCTCAAGCTCGATTGCACAGCATCTCCGATTGAGTTGTTCTGCGGCTATAAGAGTCGACCCGCTGCCGCCAAACGGCTCGAACACCGTATCCCCTTCGTGGCTGCTGTTATAAATGAGTTTTGCACACAGGGTGATTGGTTTCATGGTAGGATGATCCTCGCTTCGGCTGGGTTTGTTATCCTTTATGACTGTGGTCGGAATGTCAAGAATTTTCGTCAGAAGTTCCACGAGTTCTGCCTTATTCAATTTGTTCGGGTTTTCCTTGAATTCCTCAAAAACCGTAGGCAGATTTCGGTCTCCGATAAAATAATGCCCTGCGCCCTCCTTCCATCCGTACAGGATCGGTTCGTGTATCCATTGGTAATCCTGACGCCCGAGCGTGAAATGGTTTTTCAACCATACCAGAGTCTGGGCATACTTGAACCCCGCCTCCTCCATAGCCCTGGTGAAGTTCACCGTTTCTTTGGTACTGTGGAAGACATATAACGGTGCGCCCTTTTTCATTACACCGTATGCGGCTTTATAAAACGCGAGCAGGAACTGATGGAAGTCGTCATCACTCATATTGTCGTTTGCGATGGAACTTTCCGCTCTGGTCTTGGACTTATTCTTCCCGATGATAGCCGAGCCGTAGTCCACATTGTACGGCGGATCCGTGACCATAACATCAGCCTCCCTGCCGTCCATCAATTTCGCTACATCGTTGTCCAATGTACAGTCCCCGCACAGCAACCTGTGTTTTCCGATCAACCAAAGATCACCGCGTCGTGTCTTCGGTTCGACAATCTCGGCGGCGGCGGATTCCGCATCGAATTCGTCCTCATGCACGTTCTCAAACGAGCCGCTGCCGAACAGTTCCTGCGCCTCCGCAAGGTCAAAACCTGTAAAGGTTATGTCGTATCCGTTATTGTCCAAATCTTTGAGGAGGCTGGCGAGAAGTCCTTCGTCCCATTCACCGCTGATTTTGTTCAAGGCGATGTTGAGTGCTTTCTCTTTCTGTTCGTCCAGGTCGACAACGACACAGTCCACCTCCTCATATCCGAGGTCTTTCATGACCTTGAGCCGCTGATGCCCGCCGACCACCGTCCCCGTTCGCTTGTTCCATATTACGGGTTCGACATATCCGAACTCTTGGATGCTCCGCTTTAATTTTTCGTATTCGGCATCCCCGGGCTTCAAATCCTTTCTCGGATTATAGGGTGCCGCTTTAAGTTCCCCCACAGAAATCTTTTCGATATTCATCCTTCCCTCCGTTTTTTGCATGAAAAAACCGCTCGGATATCCGAACGGTTGCTATTCTTTCTATATATTTAATCCTCAATCACAAGGCAATTTACTTTGTGCGAGAAGACTGTACACGCATCTATAGCGATGATTCCATTTGCATAGTATGGGGTAAAATCCGCATCTCCTTCAAATTCATCGCCTTTCCCTTCCAACTTTGCGTGACCATAACTGCAATGCCAATGTCCACACACAATGGTCTTCCCTTGTTCCGTAATCCCTGCCTTTGCTGCATCCATCCCGTTATACCATCTGGCGTAGCTCCAATCGACCTTGTTTGCGTTTCGCCAATCCTGCATAGGCAGATATTCTGTCGCTCGACCGCCGTAGCCACTTGCCTGACAAGGTATCCATCCATGCACGAAAATGTAATGGTCCGTTTCGAAATAATCTCGCATGGCGGGCATGATTTTTGAGTAAAACAATGTTGATTTCATCTCTTTTGCCGCCGGGCGAGGAAACTCGTAAACCGTCTGCAAGTTTGACCCGATAAGCTGCAACATTGCATCGATCGTTCCGTTATGGTAATGGTGGCTTTTGAGGACCATTGGGGTCATATACTTCTCAATATTTTCGACAAATTCCTGCATGAGGTCTTCATGATTTCCTCGAATCAGTATTACTTCATCCTTATCCATTAAATCGGAAATGAATTTTTCTATCTCTTTTGCTTGAGAACCCCGATCGAGCAAATCCCCGCACACAATAAGTTTATGAGGTTCGTTATCCTCAAAAAACCCTTTTCCGTTGAGGGCATCTATCATTTCGGTAAAAAATCCGTGTGTATCCGCTACCACATAATACCTCATGATTTTCTCCTCTCTTTTTTCTAATATTATAACTTTTTCTCCTCTTTTCGTCCAGTAAAAACCTCGGTCGGCTACCATTAGATTACAATGATTCCTCTTTCATTGTACACACTATCGGTCATTCCGTTATTTCGAATTGCCCTGTCCAAAGCCATTACCAGTGCCACCGCCCCGTCGATTCGCTCCGTGGACTTTTCCTTGTCCATCTTGATGTTCCCCGCAGGATCGGTTCGGACATAGACATTGTCCATCATCCAACGGAGCGGAACATTCCCGCCGTGTGCAATCCGCTTTTCCAGGACAAGTTTCATAAGTTCCTTCGTGGGCGGGCTCATATCTTTGAAACCTTGTCCGAAAGGCACGACCGTGAAGCCCATTCCTTCAAGGTTCTGGGTCATCTGCACCG